GTCTTACAAGAGCTGTTGTCGTGCCAGCTCCTGCTGAATTAATTTCTAAAACAGGTGGATTAATAACATCATAATTATTACCACCATTTAATACTTGGATATTTTCTAATGGTCCAAAAAATATTCTATCCTCAGATTTATAATTAAATATCTCAACTCCATTGATTAATATACCAGTTGAACCTGGTAAAGTTTTTTCAAGATTTGAATTTGTTATGGATGGATTAAGTGGAAATTCTTTTAAATATTTTTGTGCTCCAACTTGTTGATTTACAGTTTTTACTAATGAAAAAGTATGTGAACCTGTATTTGCTGAAAGAGGTTCAAATTCTTCAAAGTCTCCAATAGGTATGAATGATCTTGATTTATATAAACGAATTTGTTTTTTATTATTTAAAACTTCAACAAAATATGAACCCTCTTCCAATCCTGGCATCACAGTTCCCTGTGCAGTATAAGAGATTTCATCACCCGTAATGAATTTAACATTATCATTAAATGCAATGATACTATACTTTAAACTATTTGGGTTATAACCTTGTAAATTTGTATTCGCAGTTGCGTTAGATATTATTGATTGTGGTATTGCAGCAGTTATTGTATATGAAGGTAAAGAGTTTGCAGCAACATACATTCTTTCATCTGAGTCATTGTAAACATTTGTAATGTCAGATGTTAATATATTATTTCCAAAATCTATATCAACAGTTGAACTATTTGCTGTTTTTATTTTTCTTCTTATATCATATTCTCTATTAGGATCAGCATTAAAAGTATTTCCAGATGCATCACTTAATGGGTCGATATTTATTGTTCTAGTAGAAACACTTACGATATTAACTATACCTGTACCTGCTACATTTTCTTCATTTCTAAAAAGTATTTCTACTTCATCACCAACTTTAATACTAGATTTATCAATATCTCTTGTGAATAAAACAAAATTATTTCCACTTATACTACTTACTTGAAATCTTGATGATGTGTTATAAATCCATGAATTTGCAAATATTTGTTTTCTAGATTTATTAGTTGGAGGATCAATTATCTTTTCACCCACATTTTTTACACTTATCTTTTCACCTTCTTTTAATAATCGTATATCTGTAGTTGGTTTGAATTCTGATAGAACACCTGTTAATCGTAATTCAACTCTTTTGCTTAAATCACCATTTTCATATCCAAAGTAAAATTCATCAGATCTAATATCATCAGTGGTAGATATGGGAGAAACGATATTTTCACAATCAAAGAATTGATTGACAGATTTACTACCATAATATATGTTTGTATTAATTCCAGAGACTACAAAACCAGTAGTTCCGAAACCAACTGTCGAATCAACAGTTATGACACTAGAACCTGCTGAAACATTAGTTATAGACTTAGTTATACCAGGTATTGTAAAGGTGCCTTCGATTAAATCTCTTTCATTAAATCCTACAAATAGTCCTAATTTATAATATGTCTTCCCTTTCCTAGTTAAGGGTTCAATTTCAGATACAGATGCTGATATTGCCGCTCTTGTGCTTTCATCTGTAGATTTTACAATTGTTTGTCCTAGTAGATTTACAGGATTACCTACAATTGCTTCTGCAAGAACAATCTCCCTTCTAATATATTCTGCGGATGATGGTTTTAGTAAATATTCTTCTAAATCAACAATTTTTGGGGTCTCATTATATAAAACATTGAATAATATTCTAAAAGACTCTTCAGTTCCCTTAGACTGATATAATGACTTTGAGTTTTTTATAAAATTACTTACATCTAAATTATTAACAAAATCAACTTTTTCTAATCCTGGTGTTAATGTAGATTTTGTTTTTTTGTAAAATTCTTTAAGAAATAAAGCACTTAAATTTATAACAGTTGCATCTTGATTGTGATTAGTTGCAGTTGAATCTGTAAAAACTAATTCATCTGGTTGATTTTCAGCGTGATATGTTGTGATTCCACTAAAACCACGAATACAACCAGTAAATGTATTTGTAGTTAATCCAGTGTATGTGATTACCTCATCATTTATTCTAAAAAGACCATATTCTTTTGGAAACCCTTTTGTAGTCTCAACACTTACTGTTGTTGATGATGTTGTAATACCACTTGTAAGTATAGTCTCTCCAACAACAACTTCTGGTGTTAAATTATCTAATTTAATATATTGATCTAAGTTATCAGTTAAGTCTATTACACCTCCCTGATATTCTTGGGAGACATAATACTGTTTTAAAAATTCTACTGCTTTTGGACTTTCAGATATAAGAAACTCAGGTATTTGACTTTCAATTATCTGTTGGACTTTGACTCTTTTATCAATTCCAGTTGTTATCATATTATCCTCTTATCAATTTTCCGTTTGAATAACTCGATGTAACTTTATAACCAACACCAGATATCTGCTCACCAGAAGTAATAGTGTCTTTAACCATATTTATCTCACTATTATCAATGGAAAATGATAAGTACAAATCTTTCAATCCAATAACATCATTTGATTCTGGAAAGGCTTGTATTTCAATGATATTATTATCTTTTTCAGTCGAAGTAATATTAATAGTATTTAAAATTACTTCTCCATGAACATAATCAACAATACCAGCTGATGGTATGATTAACCGATTTTCTGATGCATCTTGACCTATTCTAATAACTCCTAAAACCCCTTTACCACTTCCATCTAGTGTACCATCACTGTTTTTATTTGGTATATCCGTAAAATATAACATACTAGTTTGTCCCTGAACGGTAAATCCAGTGCTCTTTATATTTTTACCCTCTGGATTTATATTAAAGGCATTACCAAAACATAATTCATATTGTGCAGATTGATTCGTTAATGCTTTAAGATTTCTTCTAATTCTAACTCTAGTAATATTTGATGATATTGCTTCATCTATTTGATCGATGACATTTAACACCTTACTATATTTAAATCTGCCTCCAAATTTATTTAAATCCACTGATTGACTATAAAATGTTAGACCACTAATAATATTTGTTTTTAAATTCGATGATGTAGATACTTGAGCTGGGTTATAGTAGACGAAAGACTCTAGTTCAACATATAATACTTTCAAATCAATTATTTTTTGATTTATACCAGTTAATGAGTAGTTTTTTAGTCTGGACAAAATTATGCTTTTATCGTAGTCTGATACAAATTCACCATTTTTAGGTTTTATGGTGATAGAAACAGTTCCAAATTCAGGTGGGTCTAGTTCTTCCCCACCAACGACTGCAACTGACTCTGTATTAGGATAAATGGTTTGTATTATAGTCTCGTAATCACGGGCTGTAACTGCTCTGTACTGTGATGAATACAGTCTAGGTGCAAAATACTTAATTGAGTTAATTGACTCAATATTGCCTCCGTTAGATGCCGCTGAGATGGTTGTTATTTGTGGTGTAGTTGACGGAATTTGTATTTGATTGGATGATGATACTACACTACCTGCGTAATTAAATGATGTAGGACCGTTACCTTCTCTTCCATCGGTAACAATATATGAAACTACTATTTCACTATCATTTTCCAATTTTTTCCCAAAAATACCATCACCAAATAGTAATTCATATCTTTCATCTGCTATTTCTTGAATTAAATATATTTCTGATGTATCTGTGATGTTTAATATATTATCAACTTTATTATATTCTCTTGATGTATCATCTCCCTCACCTCTAATCTTAACAACGATAGTTGATGTATCAACAAATGAATTTTCAATTATGAATCTTTGGTCAAGTGAACCATCAACTGTAAAGGTTTTATTCAAATAAGTTCCCTGATATACTATTACGTCATTAAATGAAGCCGTACTTGATATTACATTACCAGCACCATCTACTGCTTGAGTTGTGACTGTTGTTATTGACTCAGGTATTGAAAATACATATGAAGTATCACTACTTGATCCAACACATACTAACCCTGCCTGTAGTGTAAGAGTTGGAGTATTACCACTAACTGTGACATTAAACGAAATTGTCGCTTGAGCAGCAGTTCTTGATTTTGGAACATATCCAACATTTCGAGCAAGTGATACAACGTTCTCTCTTAATGTTGCAGAGTCTAAAAATGACTCATTCACAATCATATTTGAATTAAACGCCGTAATGTAAGTATTATAAGCTAAAGTATCAATTAAAACCGAAAAATTAGAACCTTCAAAGTCAAAATCCGTAAAATCAGAGTTAGCACGAATATAATCTTTGATTGAGGTCTTGATTTGATCAAAATCTAGGTTTGTAAACTTAGTAAAAGGCATTTATCTTGTTGCTTCGAGTATGAAGGAAAATTCTTGTGTTGGTATCTCCTGTCCAACGATATCAAAAAATACTGTAACCTCAAATTCATTTAAATCAGGAACTGGTAATACCTCAACAGTGAGATTTTCAACTCTTGGTTCAAAATTTTCTATTACAATCTCAATTTGGTCTTGAATTGTTGATGCAGTTCCATAATCTACAAATTCAAATAAGCTACTTCGCACATCCGACCCCAAAACAGAGTTAAAAAACCTTTCAGTAGGGATGGTTTGTACTAAATTTCTAACAGATCTCTTTATTGCGTTCTCATTTCTAAGAATTGTAAGATCTTTTGTGACTGGATGGGGTCTGAAAGACAAATTTATGTCTTTAAATGCCCTTGATATCCGTTTTATAGCCATTTAAACAGTTATTTCCTGTTTTATTTATGACAGTTTTTACAGAATATTATTATTTATCGAGATTTTGCTTTAAATTCGTATTTACCATCGAATAATCCTCTTCGAGCACCTCTTTTAAGTAAGATTTGTCCCAATATTTGTAATAATCAGTCTTTGAAAGTTTTTTTCTCGCATCTGATAACTCTTTTCTTGGTTGACAAAGAACTAAATTGTATTTTCCGTTACTTGTTTGTATGCCTTGTATGTAAGTTTTTGTTTTTCCATGATCTGCTATAAATTTATAGTCAGAATAGTTGCGATTATAGTCATCTACAGCATCATACAGAAAATTTTTACTTATATTATCCTCAACAACGTAGATTACAACATCATAATCAGAATTTGGGACAATTTGACACAATTTTTCATCAATAATTGCAAAATTTGACTTTGAGGCATAAGGACATATTGCAAAATTACCTAATTCTGGTCTAATTTTTGATAATTGACCAATCCAATC